CGGAGAGGCGGGATTACTTCATCGAGTTCAACCTGTCCGGCCTGCTGCGTGGCGACCAGAAAAGCCGCTACGACGCCTATGCAATTGGCAGGCAGTGGGGGTGGCTGTCGATCAACGACATCCGGCGCCTGGAAAACATGCCGCCCGTTGCCAACGGCGACAGCTATCTGCAGCCGCTCAACATGACCGACGTGGCCAACGGCCTGCCCGATATGAATAACCCAAACGTCCGCGCCCAGCTGGAACAGCAGCGTGACGACATCCTGAGGATGCTTGCCGCATGAAACGACATTTGCGCGCTGCCAGCTTGCTGTTCAATCAGCCGCTACTGACGACACCCGACATGCTGGACCTGGCAGTGCGCTGGGCCAATCAGACGATGAGCCTGAACATCGTCAACCTTAACATGGGCGGGGCTGCAGCCAACCCATCGATGTTCTATGACGACGATGACTACCAGGCCGAGCAGGGCCGCCGTGAAGAGCAACGGCGCGCCGCCATTGCCCAGACAGGTATCGAAGTGATCCCCGTTCATGGCGTGCTTGTTAGCCGCGGTAGCCACTTGAACGCCTGCGAGACCATGACCAGCTACGAAGGTCTGCGAGCAGCCCTGAACAAGGCGATTGCTGACCCCATGGTCGAGCACATTGTGCTCGACATTGACAGCCCAGGCGGCAGCGCGGTCGGCGCCTTCGAACTGGCGGCCGACATTCGCGCGGCAACCAAGATCAAGCCAATCACCGGCCTGGTCAACTTCATGGCGTACTCCGGGGGCTACCTGATTGCGTCTGCTTGCACCGAGGTCGTGGTCAGCATGACCTCCGGCGTGGGCTCCATCGGAGTAGTGGCCAGCCACATGGACCGCTCGAAGATGATCGAAGGCATGGGGGTAAAGGTCACGACAGTCTTTGCCGGCGCGCACAAGAATGACCTGAGCCCGAACGAACCTATTACCGAGCAATCTTTGCAGGTGCTGAACGAAGTCGTGCAGGAGAGCTATCAGCTGTTCACGACCCACGTTGCCGAATACCGAGGCCGCGACGTCGGCGACATCATCGCCACTGAGGCTGCCTGCTATCGCGGTTCATCCGCCATCGCGATTGGCTTGGCAGATCGCCTGGAGTCGCCGCAGCTTGCGGTAGACAACCTCTCGCGTGCGGTCGCCCTTAGTCGCGCGCAGCGCCAAGGCGCACAGCCACAACAGCGCATCAGCGTGAGGGCTACGGCCTTCGCCATTCAGTCTCAACTCTGACCGCGTTCGCGGCAGTGACCACGACCGCCTAACGGCGGTTTTTTTATGCCCAGGAGGCAGTATGTCCCTCGTAACTCAACTGCGTAGCGAACGCGCCACCATCAATGGTCAGATCCAGGCCCTGGCCCAGCTGGAGGGGGCCGGTACCGCACTGAGCGCAGAACAGCTCTCCCAGTTCGAGCAGCTCAGCACCCAGTTCAATCAGCTGACGGAGAAGCTTGCGCGCGCTGAGGCGGCCGAGCGTATGGCGACCGCGAGTGCGGTCCCCGTGAACGAAGGCGCTCAAGGGCTGAACGGCCCGCCCGGCAGTATCAGCGGTCCATTTGCAGCGAAGCCGGTGCCGGGTGCCAACATGGCGCAGATGGTCCGCGTGCTGGCCGCTTCCCGCGGCGATCAACAGGCAGCCGCGAAGTTGGCCGCCGACTCGGGCTACAACCCTGAAATCGCCATGGCGCTTAGCACCGTGACGCCAGGCGCCGGCGGGGTGCTGGTGCCGCAGAGTTTCTCCAGCGAAGTCATCGAGCTGCTCCGGCCAAAGTCGGTGGTTCGCAAGCTCGGGTCGGTTTCGCTGCCACTAGAAAATGGCAACCTCACTGTTCCGCGCATCAAGGGCGGTGCGGTGGTGGGGTACATCGGTACTGAGGAGGATATGCCTGCCACCGATATGCAGTTCGATGACCTCAAGTTGTCGTCGAAGAAGCTGGCGGCTCTTGTTCCGATCAGCAATGACCTGCTGGGGTACTCGGGTACCAACCCGAACGTGGATCGCCTGGTAGTGAATGATCTCACCGCCTCGGTAGCCCTGGCAGAAGACCTGTCCTTCCTGCGCGGTGCTGGTACCGGCAACCTGCCCAAGGGCCTGCGTTTTTGGGCGCCGGCCTTCAACGTGTTCGCAGCGCCGGCAGCTGTAACCCTGGAAGCAGTTGAGTTGGCGCTGTCCGCCCTGATTCTGCGCTTGGAGAACGCCAACTCCAACATGACCTCACCGGGGTTTGTCATGGCGCCCCGGACTAAGCGCTGGCTGGCTGCGCTGCGTGATGGCAACGGGAACAAGGCTTACCCGGAGCTGGATCAGAACATGCTGAAGGGCTTCCCAGTCGGCTCGACTACTCAGATCCCCATCAACCTGGGGGCCGAGGGCGATGCTTCGGAGATCCACTTCGCGGACTTTGCCGACTGCTTCATCGGTGAAGACGATGCCATGGTCATCGATTTCAGCAAGGAAGCCACCTACAAAGACGGCAGCGGCAACGTGATCAGTGCATTCCAACGCGATCAGACCCTCGTCCGCGTAATCGCCAAGCACGACTTCGGGCCGCGCCACGTTGAATCGGTCGCAGTGATGACCGGTGTCAAATGGGGTAGCACCCTGTAACGCAGTACGCCCGGTCCGCCGGGCACTCCTTTCCAAATTCCAGGAGCACCTCATGACCAAAGTAATTGTTACTTTTGACAAAAACTGGCGCGGCTATGCCGCTGGTGAAACTGCTGGCTTCGAATCAAATGTGGCCGAAGGGCTCATTGAGGCGGGCTATGCCAGCGAAGCGGGCAAGCAGGCGAAGAAAGCCAAACCTAACACTGGCTCCGCTGCCGCGCCAGGCAAAGATAATGGTGGCGACGCTACCGGCGCTGCGGGTAAGTCTGATGACTCAGCGGACTCTGACGGCAAGCCTTAATCATGGCACGCCGCATCGCTTACACGGGGGCGCCCGTGCTGACATTGGAGCAGGTGGCCTTTCAGTGCCGCGCTGAGCCAGAAGATCTGCAGCCCGAGCTGATCAATCAGATCATCATCCCAGGCGTTACAGCACAGGGGGAGTCGAGGACGGGCGCGGCAATACGAGAGGCGCTCTACGAAGAAGAATGGCCGGCGCACTATCCGTCAGGTCACTTTCTGGATGTCGGCCAGGCGGTCGCTGTCGAATCCGTCTTGCTCCTCGGCGCTATCGGCGCACCGGTGGAGTTCACAGGTGCAGTTGAGCTCATTCACGGTGGCAAGGAAAGCTACCTGGCATTTCCCGGCGGCCGACCTGAGGGCCGTCTGCGCATCCGCTACCGTGCAGGCGTTGACCTGCAGGCGCATCCTGGGGTTGTGAGCTGGCTGCTGATGGCTGCCGAAACGGCATTCGCCCAACGCGGGCTGTTGATTGTTGGCCAAACGCTGACCGAGGTTCCTTCGGGGTTTGTCGACCACTTACTGGCGGATATCACTGTTCCGCCGAGGTTCTGAGCATGGCTAGCTCGATAGGCACACGCGAGCCGGAATCCGGCGAGTTGGACCGGCGCATCACTATTCGGCTGCGCGAAGACCTGCCTGTTGAGGACGCAGATCTGGATGCGGTATTCACTCAGCCTCGTCACCGCTGGGCCAAGATCCGCGCCGTCGGCACAGCGGTCTACACCGACAGTGTCCAAACGGACGACACCATCACACATCGGATGTGGGTTCGACTGCTGGGCGGCGTCACGACCTCGCATGAGGTGGTGGCGGGCGGCGTGATCTACCGCGTCAAGCGCTGCGCCCCCTGGGGGGCAGGGAAGCGCTTCACCCTGATCGAAGTTGAAGAACTCGGCCAGCAGCAGGCAGGAGGAGGGATCTATGGCTAACTCGGCTTCCGTCGACGGCTACTTGCACATCGAGGGCTTCGACCAGTTCGGGCGTGAGATCTTTGACAAGAAACAGATCAGGAAAGGGATGCGCAAGGCTGGTCGCCTGGTCAGCCGCCGTGCCCAGCTGAACCTGGCCTTGGCCCGTGGACAAGACAACTACCCGGTCAGCCGAACCGGCAGGACCGTCGAGTCGATCACGTTCAAGGTCTCCCGGGCTGGTTTCCTGGTGAAGATTGCGCCGCGAAAGACCTCGTCCATGAAGGACTACTACCCGACCTACCTGCATTACGGCGTGAAGCAAGGGTCTCGCGTTCGTGGGCTCACATCCGGCAAGCGCCGCGGTAAGGGCGAACGTGCCGCAGCTCTCGCAGAGCGGGCTGCAAGCGGATGGCGCATCGCGCCACGGGCGAACTACATGGAAGACGCCCTGCAGGACGAAAAAGAGCAGGTCCAGTCGATCCTCAAAGCAGCCTTCGCCGCCGCGTTGCGCTGACCATCAGGCCTTTCGGGCCGGTAATCAGTATGAAAATCTCCCCCGTGATCGCGCATTTGCGCGAGTACTGCCCGAGCCTGGCTGACAGGATTTCGGGCGGCATCGACCTCGATGCCGTTAGCTCGTCCACGCTGCTGAAGAACCCCTCGGCCTATGTGATCGCCGCTGATGACAAAGCCGGCGAGAACAAGGCGCAGAACGCGGTCACTCAGGATATCGAGGATCGCTTTGAGGTGGTGTTCGCCATGGACACCAAGGACGAGCGCGGCCAGCAGGCCGCCGACTTGCTGCATGACTTTCGCAAAGAGCTGTGGCGGGCCTTGGTCGGCTGGCGACCTGGTGACGAGTACGACCCCATCGTCTACGACGGCGGCGGATTGGTGCTGATCAACCGTGCGCGGGTGGTCTACCGCTTCAGCTTCTCGGCTGGCTTCCAGCTGGGCCGCAACCGCGGCAGTGAGCCCGCTGAAACCTGGCACGAGTTCGAGCTTGATGGCCTCCCGCCGCTGAAGGGCATCGACTTCAGCCTGGACAGCCTGGATCCGAAAGACCCCAACCACACCTCGCCTGGGCCAGATGGTCGAGTCGACGTGCGCTTTTCCACCGAACTACCACAAGGGTAACCCCATGACTCTAATCACCGTGTATCCGGTAGACGGGCGCGTCACGCCCGACCCGGCCATGGGCGATGCGGTGCCGGCCGAAGGGCGCACCGTGGAACTCGATATCTACTGGCAGCGCCGCCTGAACGATGGCGACGTGACCGACGAAAAACCCGCCAAGGCGAAGGCCAAGGCCGCCATCGGGAGCGCTGAATAATGGCCGTCAGTTTCAACAGCATTCCCAGCGACCTCAAGGTGCCGCTGTTCTATGCCGAGGTCGACAACAGCCAGGCCAACACGGCCACCGGCGCAATGCCGCGGCTGATCGTCGGTCAGGTCAACGATGACGCCGTGGCCGCCGAAATCGGCAAGCTGACGCTGGTCCCCAGCCTGAGCTTGGCCAAGAGCATCGGCGGCGTCGGCTCGATGCTGGCCGAGATGTACGACACCTGGCGTGCCATCGACCCGGCCGGGGAGGTGTGGTGCCTGCCGGTGAAGGTCACCGGCACCAAGGCGACCGGCAAGGTGGCCGTCACGGGCACCGCCACTGCCGGCGGG